ATATCAAATACGACAAAAGCGGAGTAATCATTGTTGGTTCCACGGGATACGTCAACCGTCATGATATAATCGTGGTCTGGTTTTACTGCTTCATAAACAGACAAACCTTTGTTTTGATGTAAAGGGTCATCATACGCCATCGCACGTAGCTTAGACGCTGAGATAAGAGTATCAACCGACCCAAGGAATTCACACTCAAACTCCTGCGTGAACTGCCTCTCAGAGGTGTTTGCGATAGTCTCTGCTTTCCACTTGGCATCCCTGCCAGGAACAGCACTCCAGTGAACTTCGAGAGGAATGTATCCGTTCTTCTGACGCTCGGCATCATGCCAAAGCTTGTAGAACATGTTCATGCCGTTAGGCGTGGAAATGATAATAACCTTCGTTGTCTTACCAGATGAGATAGTAGGATACACAGAGCTGAAGAACTGCTCTGCCATGTGATTAGGAACGAACGCAAATTCGTCAAGGAAGATGATGTTGAAAGAGTTTCCTCGAACAGCAGATGATGAGGTGGATGCTGCTATAATCTTGGAACCATTATCAAGTTCCATCGAACCCTTGTTCCATGCTATGATACCTTGCTGCATCCACTTCGGTAGATTTTCGTATGCTAACTGTAAACGCGATAGAAGTTCTCTTGAAGTTTCTGCTTTGTTTGCTAGAATAGCAATCTTAATGTTGTCATTGAAGACAGCATAATGTAACAGATAGGAAATAACCGTTGTCGATTTTCCTGTCTGTCTTGGAAGTTTGGCGATATTAAATCTATGATTGTGGAAGTTATTGATGAGTTCTTCTTGGAAATCATACATTGTGAAAGGAACAAGACCTTCATCAAGCGAAACAATTTTTACATATTGTCTCGCAAAATATACTGGATTATCTTTACACTTAATAAATTCTTCAACTTGTTCCTTTGTAAAACTAATAGCGGTATTAGCTTTCTTTAAATTCGGATTACCAAGATATACTGCGTCACTCATTTGCTCTTCTAATATCCTTCTCGATTTCTTGCATACTATTTAATCTTTTTTCCCACCCATCGCCTTTGGTGGTTCCTTGTGCGGGATTGATACAGTCGTCGTAGTGAAATCTGTCACAAACTAAACTCGCAAGCTCTGTCTCATTCCCCTTCTTATTTGTGCCTGCCCAGAAGTGTTGACCTCCAATCCAGCACGCCCCACATTTAGGGCAGGTTTTAGTATCCATTGAGTCTTACCTTGATACGGTAATCCTATTATATAGGTAAACGAATGTTTGTCAAGTTACAATGATAACTTTTTATGTCAGCAGTTCCACGCACGAAGCGACTTATTGATACGCGAATCTGGGTCTCTTGCTGTCTTCTTAGAAGTTAGTTTTGCCTTCATGCCCTTCATGCGAGCACAGAATGACTTCCTGCGTTTGTTTCCTTTTTTCTTTGAAGGTGCTTTGAGGTCTGAACCAGGATGTTCACGCTCATATGACTTACGACCTTTTTCATTGAGACCGCCGTTTTTGTTTTTACCAGCAGAACGCTGCCATGCTGCTACCTCATTCATCTCAAACTCTTCTTTTACAAGACCATCCATGTAATCTGCTACAGTATCAATGTAGTCAACGCCAAGAGTTATCTTCGATTGAACCCATGCAGGAAGGTCTCCTTCTCCTTTCAGATGAGGCATCAAACGTTCGATTGCTTTTTGACAAACGACAAGTTGATTGCGAGCCATTTCATACTCGTAATCTTTTTCTTCTTCCATGTTCTTAGGCTTCTTACCTGCCTTTTTCATATTGACAGCAATAGCAGCTTGTTGTGCTGCGTTTGCTGCTTCTTGGATTTCTTTGAGTGTTTTCATTTTAGGCAATGTATGCTACTGGAGTTGCTCTCACATCTGTGCCAGCATCTACTTTGAGTTTTTGATCAGCGTGTTTATTAACAACTAACTCACTTCCTGGGTTGCTGAAGAAAGAACCGACAAGGGTGGTGCCATCGTTTTCGTATAATGAAATAGTTCTTCCTGTATTTCCACCAGCATCGTGTACGATTAATACATCAACTGCCGTTGAACCTACGACATTTGGAGTAGTTGTGAGGGTTACTGCCGCCCCTAAGATTTTAACTCTCATCTTACTTACCGTTTATTTTCTATTTATTCTTGGCAGCATCTTTAATCATCTTCTGTAAATCAGCAGTGGTGCCAATAAACATTGTGTTGTTAACAGTTGTTGGCATTGACTTCTTATCTTCTTTGTTCAGATTTTTCATCTTTTGCTGAAGGTCAATTAATTTATCAGTCATGTCTGAGACCTGCTTCATAGCGTTCACAGCGACTTCATACGCTCTGGGGTGCCCAGACTCCTGTGCGACCTCTAAGGCGCCTTGTACCGCCTCCTGCCCCTGTGATATGAGGGTGTATAACTGCCCTCTGGTATATTCATAATCCTTGTTAGCATCAACGCTAATCTCACTATTCGCTTGAGTAATCATTTCAGTTTTTTCTTCAAGGGGTGATATGTCAAAGATTTCTTCCATGTTATTTTCAAACTTACTCATAGCAATTCAATACCCTCGTTAAATCCGAAGTCATCATCTGGCATTAATAGAGAATTATCTGTGCTATCAATAACTCCATCATCATTCATATCTGTTAAAGCCTGAGCAGAAACATCGTAACGTAATGCTCTTCTGTGTTGTTGTAAATCTCCAAGAGATTCAAATACAGTTGCTTTACGAATGATTTCACTTTTTGTTACAGGTCCATATAGATATGTTTTGGCAGTAAAATCTAATGTGTAAGTTATAATTCTTCTATTCATTAAATCATCTAGGTAATCATCTTCATAACTGATACCATTTAATACATATGGAATATCTTTTTTCTCATCCATATCTGGAATTAATTCCATGGTGAGATTGAAATGTGGTTGAAAAAATGGAAGAATTTGTTCTAGAATTTGTAAAGCATCATCTTGAGAGATAGAAAGAATACCAAGTTCAAATCCAACATTATATGGCACTGGCATATACTGTTGTTTTACCGATTCACCATTATTAGTAGCAAGATACTTTTGAACAGGGCTAGTTTTTCTTGCAGGGTCATATGAGATGGAAGACATCTCAAATGATATACGAGGCATTGTAATGTTTACTTTTCTTTCAGTATTTGGATCTTGCTGAATCCTTGCCAAGAATTTACTCTTTGGACCATAAGCAATAGGCACCTTTTCTCTACGAATAACTTCGTGAGTCTGTGGATCTTTTTTTACAATTTCTATATTATTAAAAAGTGTACCGAATCCAATTACAGTCTTTCTAATAATACCGTGATAAAATGACGTACCTAACATTAGAATGCATCTCCCATATTTCCAAATTCGCCAAATGGATTACCTTCATTAAAATCAATTAATAGATCACCCATGTCTTCGTAATATTTATTCTCTGAATTGTCAAACCCATCTACATCAATATCAAATGTAGAGAATTTGTCAACTAACCAAGAAGCACCACTATCTTGACCAATAATAGGAGCATTTGAGTTTTCTGTAAAATTAGCATCTCCATGAATATAAGTAACTTTTACTTTATTTTCCAATGGTCTGGTATCCGATACAGTAGCTGTTACTGTCACTGGAGCACTGACATTATTTGGTGTATATGTTTGTGTGACTTTTTCGCCAACAATATAAGCACCAGTACCACCAGATTTCAATGTAATCCAAGTACCATATGATTCTTGTTTTAAATTATCCAACTCACTAACACCAGTTTCAAATTCATTATCAGTATGTTGCATGAGTTCACAGTTCATTGTGTAAACATAATTTTTTCCTAATTGGTAAAATGGAGCTTCTCTTTCAACATACTTTATTTCGTATGTATTATTGGTCATTGGAACATAAATTAAATCACCTTCATTAGGTCTGGTTGGAATAGTAGTTTTAATTTTTGCCGCAGCAAATTGTTTCCATCTTCTTTTGGAAACGGTTAATGTCATTTCATCATCTATTTTTAATCCAAATTTTGTTAATGAAAGAGAAGAAGCACCACCAAATCCTTCTACATTAATTAACATCATTTCAATCATATAAAATTGTTTGTATCTTGATAAGACAGTATCATTCAAAGCATTATCTTGTAATACTTCTCTAGGTAAATAAAACACATCCATACCAAACAATTTTATTTGTTCATCGACCAAATCTTGTGTTAAAGATTGTTCGGAACTTACTCCACCGTGCTGTGGAAAATATACGCTTTTCATATTACCCTATTGCATCGAGAGGTGGTAATTCGTAATCGGAAATCATCTTACTTTCAATATCAGCCAACTCAGCAATAGCATCTTCATAAATTTGGCGACCGTTTAATTGTACGCCACCAGGCAATTGAACATTGTTAAATTTGATGAGGTTCTGTCCCCACTGGCGCTTGAATAAAGCAGTTGTGTAACGCTTCAACCAGAAATCATTCCAAATTTTTGTGAGGTCTGTTGGGTCTAATGCTCGATAACA